TCGCGTCGGCCTGTGCCTTTTGGATGCGGGCGGACGCGGCTGCAAAATACGTGGCATCCATCTCGATCCCGATAAAACGCCGACCGGTGTTTGCCGCTGCCACGCCGGTTGTTCCGCTGCCCATCGTAAAGTCCAGCACGGTTTCACCTTCGTTGGTATAGGTGCGGATCAGGTATTCCATCAGGGCGACGGGCTTTTGGGTGGGGTGAAGGCCACGTTCTGTGTTAGCTTTTATAACGCTGTTTTTTGTTGTGTATTGGGGCCGCGTATAACCCTTTTGCGCGTCAATGCTCAGGGATAATGTTTCAGCCATTGTGGCAGGAGTTCCCTTCCCCGCAAGCGGGTTGCGCACGCCGTTATGTTTCACATAGAAAGGTTGCTCTTTGTAAAAAACGCAAACATCCTCATGCGCCTTTAGCGGCCTTTTGTTGGCAAGCATATTCCCAGAAAAACGGTTTTTCTCCCAGACCCAACAATACTTAAACATCTTCACATTCGACATCACCAACGCCGACGTAAACGGCTGCGATGCCATAAGCACAATCGCCCCGTTTGGCTTTGTGATGCGCTTGAGTTGCGCCCACATCGGCTCAAACGGAATGACGCTATCCCACTGACAATTTGTCGTTCCGAATGGTGGGTCCGTCATGACCATATCAACCGACCCGTCCGGTATGCCCTGCATCACGTCCAGACAATCACCCAAGTGCAACATTTATTTCATCCCTCAATTCCAGCGCCGCCCGCTCGGACAACCCCTGTGCTGTAAAACAATCCACCCGGAACCGATACAGGAACCGAGCCTGCATGGCTCCATCCGTGTCACCCGCCGCCAGCCGCATCCCGCCCCACCGCAGAACGGGCAGGGCTTCAACACAGCCCTTTCATCGGGTGCGGATATTGTGGTATCGTTTTTCATTGGCGAAATCCTCCTTCGCTGATCGGGCGGGATCGAGGTTGTAGTGGCCTCTCCCGCCCAAATTTATAAGCAAAACAGCCCGCGCGCGGTCAAGACCGCCTCATGGCCCAAATGCGCTTTGCTTCTGCCTCTACATGCGGGCGGATCGCAGCAGGAATCAGCCCCAGCATGTTGCGCCGTTCCTCCTTGCTCGGCTGGGCCAGAACAGCGCAAGCGCCACGATATATCTCAAGACTCGCCCACGATCTAATGGCCTCTGGTGCATCATCCCACGCCGTCTTGCCGCGCAGCAGGTCCGCAAGCTGTTCGCTGGGCCGCGCTATGCCGTGTGGGTAAACCATTCAAGAAACGCCTCCTTTGCACCATTCGCGCCAAGCGCCACGCAGGCAAAGCACCCCACATCGCGCGCCGCCTCCAAATATTCGGCCTGGCCCGGTTGCCACTTGCTCAGTGTGTGGTCGCACCGCTTCATCTCGCAAACGAAAGTCGGTGCGCCGGGTATGATTATATCACTCGCCCCCGGCGTCATGCCCTCGGCCTTGTGCCGTGCCAGCGCGCGAAACTGCCCCCCGCGCAGCTGTTGCTCATTACGCGGGTGTATGGCAAGCGCGCGCCAAGTAGGATGCTCACGCACCAGCCAGTTAAAAAAGGTCATCTGTTCGACGCTTTCGCTTGGGCATTGACCGCGAAAAGATTGGTCCCCGTAAACCGGAACCTGGCATCTATTCAGCCGCACGTTGCATTCCTTCTGGTGATTCATCCGCCGGGCGGTTGTATGCAAAAACCCGATAAAATCCATCCGCGCTTTTCTGATAGGTCACGGAGGCTGGGGCGTCGTCGCCTTCATCCGTAGCGTCGCGAAACTCACGCCAATCCCGCTGCGCCCGTGAAAATGTAGCATTCGGCATAAGCCATATGGAAAAGCCGCGATATGGCGTGACGAAATCAACTCGCACAGTCTTGTTGCCCTTGGCGCTCACGCCTCGCAGAATGGCCATGCTGACAACCCGATCCGTCTGACGCTGAAACGGATCGCGCTTCATTGCCTTGAAGTCGCCAATCAACTTTTCGTTCGGATCAACAATTTCACCCTTGCATTCGATGCAATACCGCGCCGCAATATCATTCGGTGTCCCGCAGCGCGGGCATTCCTTGCTTGTCCACCGATACGAACAGCGGTCATGCTTGCCGCCACCAATCCGAACCTGCCCCCAGCACCGCCGCCCAAAATGCGCAGCCATTGGCCCATATTCCGTTTCGATCAACACCCCGTCCGCATCCAAGCAATAACCAGCGGCATCCACCTTGATATTCAGGCCACCATCGGCGCCTATAAACTCAGGACGAATCGTAAAAGTGTTTTCATATTCGCAATCCGGACATACGCACGGCAGGTTGCCCCCTTCGCCCGGCAATGCGCCAACTTTGACAGTGGGCGAAAACAGGTCTCCATCGGGGCAGTGGTCATCCAGATTGGTCGTGTAATCCAGCACAATCGCATCCACTTTGCCGGGGCTGATCCGCAACCCGCGCCCCACGATCTGCTGCAACAATCCAACGCTTTCCGTCTTGCGTAAGATGGCAATCACATCGACATGAGGCGCGTCAAACCCCGTTGTCAGCACCGAAACGTTAACAAGGTATTTGATGCTGCGCGCAAGAAACCGCGCCAAGATGCTGGCACGCTCCTTCTTTGGCGTGGTGGCCGTCACAATGGCCGACAAGTGCGGCGGCAGGCTGGCCAGAACTTCCTTGGCGTGCTGCACAGTTGCCGCGAAAATCAACACACCCTCGCGGTCCCGGCTTTGCGCCACCACGTCCGCAACAATGGCAGACGTTTTGCGGCCATGCCCGTGATATGCCTGATCTACCGCCGCCGCGTCAAACTTGCCCATAGCGTTCGCCACCAATGCGCTAGTCTCATATCCGTCCGCACCGGTCGCGCCGATCACAGGCGGCGTGAGATACCCTTCCTCAATCAATGGCCGCGCCTCTACGCGATACACCGACTTTTGAAAATACGGATCGCGGCTTTTGCTGTCACTATTCACGTGACCGTCCGGCCATTCTCTAAAAATGTAACCACTGCCCAGCCGATAAGGCGTGGCCGTCAGGCCCATGACGCGCAGGTTTGGATTGCCCATGCGCATTGCATCAACAATGGCTTGCACGGTCGGCGTGACCCCGTGGCATTCGTCAATTACGACAAGCGCGTAACCGTCAGGCCCTTGGCGCTGAAAACGGCTGATCTTGTTTTTGACCGTCAGCGGCGATCCAAACACAACCGGGTGGCGCAGTTCCTTGGCCCCTGCGCTGGCGCTGAACATGCTGCAAGGATTGCCAGTTGCAAGATACTTGGCGCGGTTTTGCGTAACCAGTTCTGCGCTTGGCGCTAGGCACAGTATTCGCTTGCCAGTGCGGTCGTGGATCAGACGCGCCACCTCGGCAATGATGTGCGACTTGCCGCTGCCCGTGGTGGCGTCCACTAGGAACGGGTCAACGCTTTTGCGCATCCAGTCTATTGAGGCGTCAACAGCGGATTGCTGGTATGGGCGCAACATCACCCGATCCGCCACGAAACTGACGGCTTGCCTCGGTATGGCTCAAGGTCAGCATCCGGCGCATACTTGGCCAGCGCCTTGGCATAGGCAACAGCGCCAACCCGCTCCACCCACGTGACATTGCGCCCGGCGACTGTCGCGCTTTTACCATTGGCCAGCCCTATGATCTGCGCCTTCACTTCGTCCTGTCGTTCCTTCGCCCGATCAATGGCATCGCCTAGGTCGTCATATTCCGCCATCAAACGTGCGGCCTCTGGCGTATCAACCTCAGCACGCAATGGCTCAAGGTGCCGCTTGGCGTTGTCCTGCCGGCGTTCCTCTAAGTATTCGTCCCAGAACTCACGCAGCTTTGGCAGGTTCCTTGCCCGCCACGCGCTATCCGGCAAGACCCGCTCAAGCGATGTGTTGCCCGGTGCCCATTGGTAGAAATCCCACCACGCGCGCTGCGCCACCCACATGGAAAACTGCACCTGATCCATATAGTGAGGCTGATCAGAAAGCGGCTTGAGCGCATCGCCCGCAGCCATCTTGCGCTTGCCGAATGGGCACTTGATCTCAACACCACCGACAAGCCCAATAAGCCCGTCAGGACTACACCCTGCCCATTCGTCGCGCGTCAAAAAACCCTCGGCCTGCACCGCGTTGCCGGTTTCCATTTGATATTCTGCAAGCGCGCCGTCCTCGTTAAACACACCGTATTCAGTGGCAATGTTGCCGGTGAATTCGCTTTCGGCCCCGTGCCAATCCCGCACCATTCGTCGCATGGCCTGTTCGCGCGTTCTATAGGGCGCATGGCCAAGGATTGCTCCAACCATGCTGGCCGTCACCCTCCCTCGGCGGGCTTCAAACCATTCTGCGGTGCGCTGTTCCATTACCATTTGCTCCCAAATACGGCGGCAAATGCCTTGTCAAGAATCTTGTCCATTTCTTCGCGTGTCATGTCGCCACCGGCTTGGCCAGCAGGTTGTCGGAAATTGCCTTAACGGTCACACGCAGGGGTGTGACGTATTCATCGGCAATCCCATCTTTATGTGCCACATCAATGCAATCGGCAACGCGCGCCATGTGGCGGTCCAGCTTGGCGGTGTTGATGTCAGGCAAGGCTGCGATGATGCGATCTGCATCATCAAGAGCGGCCTCTGGAGTGTAGCCCTTGGCCGTGCCTATACTGCCGTATTCGTAGGCGCGGAAAAGGTTAACATTGCAAACTCCATCGGCAATATCAATGCGGGGCGCAATCCAAGGCCTTTCGCCAGTCTTGTCCAAGATGGCCGCGCCGATTGCGTGCAGGCGGGCGGTGATTTCTGTAACGTCCATTGTAATATCCTCATGCGGTGTGTTGCGGTGTGAACGGAGGGGCGCAAACCCCGCCGCATGTTTGATTAAAATGGAATATGATCGTCAATGTCTTGCGAATTTGTCACCCTTGCAGGTGCCTTCACAGGCTTTGCGGCTTTCACATCAATACCACCCGTCTTAGGCGCCACTGCGCAAATCCAGTTTCCGCTGATAACTTCGCCCGGCTGTTCCCTATCAGGCATTGACCAAATCTTGACCTTAATCACCATGGGCTTGTTTGCCAAATTGGCGGTCAGGTTGTCGTCGTCCGGCATACCGGACAGCTTCACCAGCTTGCCGCCCGCGTTGGCGTCGATAACTGCCAGCATCCGGCGGGCCTTGTCGCGCTTTTTTGCAGCCTTGTTCGAATCATTCGCCATCGGGTCGTCATCCGTGACCCACAGCTTTTGAAACACCTTGCGGTTTTTGAACTCGTCCGGCGAAATCACAGACCAGCGCAGCGAGACATACCGTGCGCCGTTTTTGTCTTCCCACTTGGCTTCGTCAATCATTGCCAGCACGCTGCTGTCGTCCGGGATGGGGTCCATATTCCCGCCGGGGATTTCGTATTCAGTGCCAGTGTCTTTGGCGTTGCCGCCGTCGCTTAGATCCCAAAAATCATTCATTTGTTTCTACCTTCTGTGGTGTGACTGATCCGCCAAGTGACTGGATGAATTGTGCCAAGGGGTTTTTGCCCATCGGCAGGGGCAGGGCATCAGTAATGCCAAACCTGTTTTTAGATACGTTCGATGCGGAGGCATGGACAATCAATTCACGCGCACCGGTGGAAATCGCCTTTTTGCGGTCGCCTTCTTCGCCCCGCGTAAACGTCTCCAGTTTTACAAAACCCACCACGTCCACATCATCGACGTAGGGCGGCAGGCTCTTGATTGGCAAGCGCAACGAATAACGCTGGTAGTCGTCCATGTCCGGCAGGCGCATGGTTTCAATCTCGGCATGGGCCACAAACACAACGTGCATGCCGCGGCGCTCGTTCAAAATGCCAGCGGCTTTGCGCACGCGCTGGTGCATTGCAGCAACCGCTGCCACACCTGCGCCGTATCCCCCAAGGGCCTGATTAATAGATTTGGCCTTGGGGTCGCTGGCCATTACGTCAGAAATAAACAGCCGTTCCAGGGCGGTCACGCTGTCGATCACAAGCGTTTCGTATTCGTGCGGCTCATTGCACAGCGCGGTAAGCTGCTCCCATACATCTGCCGACTTGTGAACAAGGGGAAAAGCATCGGGCCGCTTGTCGTTAGGAACCGCCTGCATGCCATCTTCTGCGCGCAGAAAGATAGGCTTTGGGAATGCAGCGGCTAGGCTTGTCTTGCCCATCCCGCTGTCGCCGCAGATCGTTACCATCACGGCACGGTCAACCGGCTTTTGGATCGTCTCCAAAATGCTCATTAAAGAGCCTCCATATTT